CGTCGGTCTGTTCGTCAAACTCTTCGGCTTCCTCTTCCTCTTCTTCTTCTTCAGCATGGGCTTGGAAGAGTGCGTCGGCGGTTGAAGAAAACAGCGAAGACAGGGTGAACTCGTTGATGTTTGCTGCTTTAGCAACCAAGAACGCCACCGAGAACAGAGCGTTCAGGGCGTCAACTGGCTCAGAATCATTGATCGCGTCAAGAATATCGTCTTTCATGTCAGGCTCCAGAAAAAGGAGTCTCAAGTTTACAAACTGACGATGACCGTTTAGTGACCTCTGGTCAGTATGGTCAGCAACAGAAAAATAATTGCCCCGCACCCAGTGACTAGGATCTGCTCAAGACGCTTGATCCGGGCGTGGATACCTTTGGTTTCTTTTTCAATGCCTTCGTACCTTACGGCGCAGACATCTACGTGGGCATCAATCTTGTGATCAACTTCAGATAATGTAACCATCAGGGCACCAATTTGTTTTGGTTGGTTGGGGCTAGGGCGTTAAAGGTTGCAGCTTCTTTGGCTTGTTTTTTTGTTCTGTAATCTTGGCGCAATTCTGCAACTGTTTTAGCGCCAGGGACACGTAGGGCTATGTTTTCAAGACCACGCATCAATGCGCTGGCAGTATTTGAATAGTTTACAGCACCCGGTTGTTTGACCATTGCATCTTTCACAGTATCGCGTAGGTCAAGAATTTGCTCGCGCCCGTCTTTGCCAAACAACTCAGTCAACTTGTCTTCACGCTCTAGCTTATCAACAGCCTTACGGAAGTTGTCAAACTTGGTTACACCATTAACGCCGGTTGCCTGACCTTTAAGCCATTGGACCGTCTGTCCTTTCAGTTCATTGATTGCCTGTTGACCTTCTGGGCCAGCACGTTTAAGTAGTGATGTGATGTGCTGAACGTCTTCTTTTGAACTGCCAAGAACCACGTTATCAAACACGTTGGACAAACGAACAAGACGATCTTCGCCTTTGCTGCCAACCAGTTTGGCAACGGCAGCAACGTCTTCAAACTCTTTTGCAAATTGACGGCGAGCTGCGCGGGCTTCTTTGTACAGATCGCCGCCTGCGCCTTCGGTTGTTTGATCAATCAGGTTTTTAAGATCTTTTCCGTAAGTTGAGTTTGGCGTCCCTGGTTGCGATTTTTTACCAATGTTCTGATACACATCCTCAAGCGCCCGAATAGAAATGTTGCCAGTTCCGTTTGGATCGTTAATCTTGAGTTGCTCAAGCGTGTCTTGCAAAATCGGGGCAAGCGACGTTCTGGTCGTGGGCGTTTGCTTGTTGATGTAGTCAACAAGACTCTGATACGGAACCTCTTGCAACGTCTCGCCAGCGTTGTCTGCCGCGTTGTATTTGCTACGGTAATTGGCAATTGATTTTTCGTACTCTGCCATTAACGGGGCATCAACAATCTTGCCAACGTCGCGCAGGTAGATTGGGTCAACATCAGCTACGGTTGAGCCGGTGGCTTCAGTCAGTCTTTGGAACTGGCGACCAATTGCTTCTTGTTGCTGTTGCTTTAGGTTGGTCAACGGGGCTACCAACTGCGGCTTGTTGGATTTCAGCAAATCTTGTTCAAGTTGCTGTTGCGCCAGACTTTGAGTTTGCTCGCCCTTGGTCAGCGGAATACCCTGACGTTGGGCGCGTTCTGCCCGTAGCAACGCTTCTTGCGTCAACGCCGCCCCTCCACCACCCATCTGTGGTTCTGGCGTCCGTACCAGAGCGTTTTGGACCGTTTGAACGGCACGTTGCGCTGCTGGCGTAGCGCGAGCGGCAAGCGCGTTGACGCCTTGTGCAACTTGTCCTGCTTGACCGATGGCAGGTACAAATGCAGGAATCCCAGAAGTAAGTTGACCTAAAGAACGAAGATATTCCTGACCGCTTTCGGTGCGCGGGACATATGTCCCCGCTTCCATCACTCTTTCCATTGCTTTGACGTTTGGGCCTTGACCTAACCTGCCGCCCAAAATGCCAGCAATTGCTCCGACAGGCATTGCAACCGCACCTGTTATCGTAGACAACGCGGCTTCTGGAATGCCAAGCAACCGATCAGCCATAGATGGTTCTTGAGCGAGTGCTGGCTGTTCTACAGCGCCAGGTATATTCGCTGGCGTTGCTTTAGACGTGACAAACTGGGCAAAAGGATTGGGTTGCTTAACAAATTGGGCAAACGGATTTTCAGCCATTTAATTCCCCAAAACTCTTTTAGCTGACCCCGGGCCAAATTGAGCGTCAAATTGTTCTCTTGTGCCGCGACCTTGCCTCAAAAAATCTATAGCGGCTTGAGGTATGTTTGATGTGGTTCCTGTCAAAACAGGGGAAGCAGCATAATCAACAATTACATCTTCCGGGTTTAACTTGGCACGTTTTGCCATGTTGGTGTATTGATCTTTGATGCGGTCCGCACCTGCTTTTTGAGCTTTGTAAAGATTGTTTGCTTCAGTAATAAAATCTTTTCTTAAATCTGTGCTAAGACGCTGACCAGTCATCACTTTGTTAACAGCGGTTTGAACTCGCTCACCAAACGATCCAGACGCAGCAGCAGCAGCAAACTCGCTTTCACGCACAACAGAAGTTGGGTCAAGAAGTTTGACGTAGTTATAAAGCAATGACATATCACCAGCGCCAGTTGGTGCTGTTGTAGTGATCTTGGTGTGGGCGTCTTGTACCGCCCTAAAATCTTTAGTCAGAGCATTAAACTCGTCTCGCAATTCACCCGCTTTAATTTGCTCAGGTTTTTCTGATGGAGGCAAAAATCTTGTTGGATTTTTAAGTATTTCCTCTCGGGTTGCGTAAATATTTCTTCCAAGAATTGCATCAAACGTGGCAACAGGAGCAAGAGGCTGCGCTGGTGGCCTCATAGCTGCTGATCTTGCAACAACAAAATCTTGATAAGAACCTTCAAAACTGCCGCCTTCTTTGGTTTTGGCAAAGTTGTATTCTTGCACCAATGATGGTTGGCCCTGCGCTTTTTCCGGCGCGGTATAAACAGGTTTGCCGCCTTGAAATACAGTTGCGCCAGGTGATACAACTATATTTTTATTAACCTCATCCCTACGCGATTCCAACGCTTTTGCGTAAGCAAGTGCCCGAGGAGTTCCTAAAGCGTAAGCGCCTTGAATCTGACGATCTAATTGATCAAGATCGGCGGCAAGCATATTGGTTGGCAGACTTGGTTGTGCTTGTGTCGCTGCCATCGCGGCTAATTGGTTTTGTCTGTCTGTTTCTGGAGTTGCTAATTGTTTGTATGGAGCGTTAAGCGGCATCATTTCTAATGATGGCCGCGATATTGGACTGGTTAATGTTGTTGGCGCTGGAGGCGCTTCAGGCGTTTTTGGATTTACTAAAGATTGAAAATCTTCTTGTTCTTTAATTTTCTGAAGACCAGCGTACCCAATTTCTGCATATTTAGGCAGTTTGGAGTTGATCATCTCTGTAAATGCCATCTTTAAATTTGATGGCCCGCCAGCTTCAGTAATCTTTCTTTGCATCTCATCTAATGCAAGACGATCCTGCTGAAGTTGCGCTAGTTGCTGCTCATTGATCTGTCGAGCAACACGCCCGGATTTGATTTGTTCCATAGCCGCCACATCCTGCAAAGGATCTGGCATATTGAACTTGGGCGGCTGGTAAGCGTTGACAATCGCTGGATCAAGAGGTCGGAGTGCCATGATTACCGACTCCAGTATGGTGTTGCTGATTCAATTGGAGCGCCCCCACCGCCATACATTCCAGCCAACGCATTTGTGCGTTGCCCATACTGGTACATTTGCCCAGCTTGACCAAGTGCTTGATTTAAAGCGTTTGATTGACCAAGATAGCCAGATGCGCGGGCAGAACCTATGTCTTGCAGGTTTTGCCCAGTCTGGGCACCGTATGCGCCCGCAACGCCGGTCAACGTATTGGCAGATGTTTGACCAATACCCGCTAATGATTGAAGCGGGTTAAGTTGCGCGGCGCGTTCAGTTTGATAGCGGTTAAATGCGTTTTGGTATTCTTGCGAAGCCATGTCTTGACCGTAGCGTTGCGCTGCTTTAAGCGTACCGCCAGACAACAAACCACCACGGGCAGCAGCAGTACGGTCTAGTGCTTTCATGCCTTCAGACAACCGGAAAGCGTAGCCAGGATCTTGCGTAAACTGACCCATACCAAACTTGGTATAGTCAGACAGCGGGATTAGTTTGTTGAGCGCACCGACACCCGCTTGCCGAAACGGTTCTTGCAGTTCAATTTGTTTATTGAACATCCGCTCTTGAGCGTCTTGCGCGGCTTGAGTTGCTTGCGCTTGTACATCGGCAGCTTTCTCTGCCGATCTAGCACCTAACAATCCTGCGCCGATAGTGGCGGCGGCCATCCAACCTATAGGCATATTAGTTCCTTTTGATCAAAACTTGATCAACTTTGTTTGCGTTAGTTTCTTCTGTGGCGTGAACACAGAACCATTCGCTGTCTTCAAGAGCATGAACCACGTGGTGAATGCCCGCTTTGATCTCTATACACGCTGGCGCTTCGTATTCCGTCTGGCTATAGTCAGTCAAAACAACAACTTTACCCTTAGCCAAAATGCTTAAATGACTATAGTTGTGCGCGTGTTGCCCCGCCTCAAAACCTTTAGGTATGACCATCCTTTTGGCGTACAGTCCATCGCTAAAATGATGTTCAACGCAAGGGTCTCGCTCAAACATACCTTCGCGCTGTCTAGCCACATCGGCGTAGTTCACGTAATCTCCCGCCCAGAAACCCGAATGGTAATCGCGCTGGCCGTGCCTGCAATTGTACTGATAAAGTCGCCAACCCCTAGAACTTGCCCAACCAACTCTGGGAACGTGTAGACCTCAGACGCGGTGAGCGTCTTGGTCTTGGTAATCAAATTGGTGTTTCCGGCAGAACCAGCCACTGTGACCAAGTTGACGGAAATTGTAGCAGCAGACGCGCTGATGTTTGTCGCCGTAAACTTGTCAATGATCGCCGTCACACCGTTGGCGGTGTACTGCGTTGTTTGCGTGTTCTCAGCAAACTTTGCCGGAACTAAAACTTTAACTGTGACGGCCATGTAAAAATCCTTTATTCAAGCATGAGGTAACTGCGGGAATCTTGATTCCACTTGCCTGTAGCGCCGTTGTATATCAGTTTGTCACCATCAGACGGGTTCATCGCGGTTACATCTGCTAATTGAGCAAGCATAGCGGTTATTTGCGCGGGCAACAACGCCAACGCATCAATCTGTTTCTGCATTTCGGCCAGTTGCGGCAGCAAAGCTATTGGCGATTGTTGCGTATCTACGTTCTGCGTTAACTCTTGCAACTCGGCATCGTAAGATGCAGTCAACGATACTGCGTCTGGCCCAACAGAAGGGTTGTCATAGACTTCGGTCGCAGCGTTGTTCAGAGACAGAAAGAACAAATACCAAGCGCGGTCAATGTACCCAGTGCGCGGATCAACTAGCGGAACCCGTGGTGGGGTGATCGGCGTCACATTAGGCATTTGTGCCGCTCAACATCAACTCTGCGCCCATGATCACCGTCTTAACCGGATCGGTTCCAGAAACTTCGTAAACCCGATCGCGCAATTTTAGGGTCATACCCAAGCGCCGCCAGAACACCCGATGGTAATAAGCGCCAATTTTGCCAACTGGCGACCAGTGCTCGTTTGACCAAGTGTGGCCTGCGTCATCTGACCAGCGCAACATAATTTGCGGGTCAGCGCCCTGCGTAGCGATTGCTTGCTGTTCTGCAATTAAGTAATCACCGCTCTCAGTAATTAAATAATTGTCATCTTCCGTTTGTAGATAAATGTCTTCGTTTAAAACAAACCCGTTCAACCCAACGCCAGACTCGCAATCAAGTTGTAGGCTATGGTGCGCGGTGCGCTTAAGGTTGTTCTGACCAGTGGGCAGCGCCCGCCATGAGCGCAACCATTTCTGGATACTGCCGTTGTCGGCGTACACATCTAGGTCAAAAGCGTAAATGTTGCCGTTGGCATAGTCGCCAACAACAATCTGATTGTTAAACGACATCTGGCAGTTGCTGCGGTGGCGGGTAAAGTCACCATTTATCCAACCCGCTCGCTCGTGCCACGCTTCCGTCGCCGCGTCGTACACCCACGTAGCGTTGCCAGTTGGGAACGTCAGAACATAAAAAGAATGACCGCCCTGCTGGTAGGTGTAGGCAATAGCATCAGAAATGTCGCTGTACTGCTGAATCTGCCATTCAATTGCATGGGTTGAGATCCGCTGGCCGGTGTAACCGTTGGCGCGGTAAACCATGCCCTGCCCGCGACGGTCACGCCCAAGCCAAAACATCCCGTTGTCCATCTTGGCAACAGAATATGGCGCGGCGCAGCCTAGTTCGTTAAACGCGCCTTGGATGCGTTGCAAAGGGTAATCGGTTGCGCCTGAGTCGTACCAGACTTCAATTGAGTTGGTGCCAAACGCCCACACCTCGCGGAAGTTCGCGGCTACCGCAATCAATCCATCGGGCGAGCCTTCGGTGCTGGCAAACTCAAGCGGGTCAATAGACGTACCGTCTAGCAGAGAAGTCACCCACAACTTCTGGCTGTTCGGCTCGTTGAACACAAAGTAGCCGTCCAGATAGCAGACGGTTACAGCGCCGGGGAAGTCTGGATCGGTGATCTGCCCAAAGGCGTTGGTCGTGTTGTTGTAGATGTAGCTAGGGCCGTTAGCCGCTATAAACAACTGAGTACCGTTGTCGGCCAAGCTAACTGGCCCAGTACCGGCCACCGTACCCAGAAGCGTGGGCGTATACGAAGTGGTGATCTTATACAACTGGGTACCAGACACCACAAAGGCCGTGCTGTCGCTGGACGAGAACGCCCACAGGCCCCTGATTGGCCCAGTGCCGATTGTTGCCAAGAACTTTAGCCCTGGCGCTCGGTTCAGAAATGCTGGTTCCTTACCCGCTTCCGGCACAATTTCTGGGAACAAGTTCACCATTCTGTTGTCGGCGGCGTTGACCGACCGAGCAACATACGCTGATCCCAGAATGGGAGTTTTCATTACAGGTTTCCAGCAAAAATATTGTACCGCTGGCGCGTTGCAACGATTGCGTAAGGCATTGACATAATGTCGTCAGGATTGTTGATGCGCTTCAGGTTGCGCTTGCTGGTCATGGCGATACGCTGCACCTGCGGCGATGGTTCAACGCCAAACTCAGGCGCGATCTCCATCGCCAAGTTGTAGGTGAATGCCCGCAAGTATCCTGGAGGGAACGCTAGAACAGTAGCCAGCGTTGCCGGTTCGGCCAACTCTTGAACGCTGATAAAATGAAATTCCAACAGGCGCGTGGGCCTTGGGTAAATAAAGATGTCAATGTCAGGGTAGGTCATGTTTACAAACATGACCTGCGGGTAGGTAGACGTTACAGTCTTGACCGCGATCCCGTTGTACTGCTGCTGATTAATCAGCTTGATCCCGTAAGAAACATTGGTCTGCGGGTCACGGAAATACGTCGCGTCGTCAACAAGAATGGGGCGAACGGCAGTACCGTTTAGACGTACCAAAGACCCTGACGGGCCGAGCGTTGCATTAATAGATCCAACCGGCCATTCAACAATTTGATCAATAGTTGAGAACACCGACAACCGCTCAGTGTTCCATGAATCAATCATTTGATTCATTGCCATCAATGAATCTTGCGACACAGACGCTGAGGTGGTTTCACCTTCTGCCAGAACCCCCAACAAACGCAGGGCGCGGTTGATCTGATCGCCAGCCGAATATGTTGCCATCGTAAACCTCAGAAGGAGGGGCCGAAGCCCCGCCTGTTAAGTCAAGCAGTGAAGTACCGAAAAATTGATAACGACAGCTTCAGAATATGAAGTTGCGCTCAAATTACGCAATGCAATTACCGCAGATCCAGCAGTCATACTGCAAACATAAGTTGTGTAAGCCGCAGCGGTGCTACCAGTAGTAACGCTAGAGATATTTACAATGATTGTGTCGTTACTTGAGATCAAACTATTGGTCAGCGTAAATGTTGCTACTGCACCACCAGCCAATGCTGCGTTGTTCATTGTGATGCGACCAGCAGACTTGTTTAGGGTAACACCCGTAGACTTGTCTGTTAATTGCGTAAC